AACGGCAGGAAACACATTTTTATCTAATGCTATGTTTAATGGTTGTAGTAATTTAAAATCTTGTATCTTACCTACAAATTTTAATGCAACAACAATGTCTGCAATGTTCTCAAGTTGTAATTCATTATCAAGTGTAACATTACCTACAAGTATTCCATCTTTAACGGATATGTCTTCAATGTTTAATGCATGTCACAACTTACAAGAAATAACATTACCCACAACAATCGGGGCAACAGTAGCGATGAATTCTATGTTTAGTACTTGTTCAGCACTATCAGAAGTGATTGTTCCAAGTTCATATAACATAACGTCACTATCACTATGTTTTCAAAACTGCAGTAATATAAGAAAAATTCAACTTCCAAATAATACTCAAAATAGTATAACTACAATGGCTTCAATGTGTTCAGGATGTAATAATCTTAAATCTATTGTATTACCAACATCAATGACAGGAGTAACTAGTTTAAATGGTTCATTTCAAAACTGTATTAATTTAGAAAGTTTAACTTTTCCTGCAACAATGAACTCAGTTACAACTATGGGTTCAATTTGTAGTAGTTGTCTAAGTTTAATATCGGTTACATTACCAACATCAATGACTGCACTTACAACTATTGGTTTGGCAACTGCGTTTAATACTTGTACATCATTAAAAACTTTGGTATTACCTACAACTGTTAATGCTTCATTAAGCAGTTATAATAGTTCATTTACTAATTGTACTGCATTGGAAACATTAACATTACCTACAACTCAAACAACTGGAATAACAACAATTGCTGGAATGATTCAAAACTGCCCCGCATTAAAGACAGTAAACAATATTCAATTTATTGGTAATACATCAACCGCAGCAACGGTTTATATTGCTGGTGATAGTGTATCAACAGGCTCTTATCAATTTACAGGTAACGCTGATTTTTATTGTAAATTTTCTAAATTAGAGATGAATGGAACCGCAACTATTCAATCTTTATTAAACTCATTAAGATTAAGAAACACTGGCTCTGGTCAATATGCAGGTACTTCACCACAGATTAACATTTCATATACAAGTTTAAGTCAGGCGGCATTGGTTCAAGTATTCACGGACTTACCAACTATAACTTCAAAAACAATAAACATTACAGGAGCATCAGGAGCAGCAGCATTAACACCTGCTGAAAGAGCCATTGCTACTGGTAAAGGATGGACAATCACAGGATAATATTATGGTATACAAATTATTTATAGAAAATGGGGATTATCAAGATATTGATACCAAAGAACCCCGCAATATGATGGAGGTAGAAATAGCATACACTCCTGATGGAATTAACATAGGCTGGGACGAGTTTAATTCAAAAGATGAAGCTATGTCTTACTACAACATAGAATTGAAACCAGAGGTCTTAAATCAAGAAGAATAATGTGGATAAAAAACTTTTAAAATATATTTTATAGTATGGAAGAATTAGAAGAAGATTTTGTTGCAGATTTAAGAACGTTAATTAACGATGAACGTTTTTATGATAAAGAGAGATTTTACAAAATAATCGCTTCATTAAAAGTGATGCCAGAGATTTTAACTATGGCAAAGAAAAACGACTAATATGATGGCAGGAAAAACAGTTGATTTAAATGTCAGGGTTAATACCGCTCTTGAAGGTGGTGATACCCTCAAGACCTTAAGAGAGTTAAAACAGGTTCAAAAAGAACTTGTTGCTGGTAGTGAGGACTATAAGAAAGTCGCTCAAAGAATGGCTGACATTAAAGACAAGACAAAGGGTGCGACAACTCAATCCCAAGACCTTGTTGATACTCTTGCATCTGCACCAGGCCCTTTGGGTATGCTTGGTCGTGGACTTGATACTATTACTTCTTCAACTAATAAATTTGGATTAGCTCTTAAAGCCACAGGAATTGGTTTAGTCGTAGGATTGATTGGAATGCTTGTAAAAGCCTTTAGTGAAAACGAAAAGGCAATGAAGAAGCTTGAACCAATTATGATTCAATTTGAACAGATTCTTGGTGGTATATTCACAGCATTAGAGCCTGTATTTGATATGTTTGTTGATTTGGCTATTAAGGCAATGCCATTATTCACAACTGGTATAAAGTACATTTATACCTCAATTTCAACATTACTTCAATCTATTGGTAAGTTAGGTAGTGCGTTATACAAAGTATTTAGTGGTGATTTTAAAGGAGCATGGGAAGACGCTAAATCTTCAGTAACAGGTTTTGGAGATACGTTTAACAAAACCGCCGAAGCATTTGATAAAGGTGCGTCAGAAATGACAAAAACTGAAAAGAAGAATGCTGAAGAACAAGAAAAAATAAGAAAAGAAAAGGCTGAGAAAGCCGCAAAGGCTGCCGCTGATGCATTGGCTCTAAGAAAGGCTGACCTTGAAGCAAAGATTAAACTTGAGACAGATGCTGAGAATACTTCCAAAGAGAAGTTAATGGCATTGTATGAGGAAAGATTCCAAGCTGAGATTAAAGGTCAAAAAATGACTGATGCTCAGAAACAAGTATTAAGAGCTGAGAATGCTAAAAAGGTTGATGAAGCATTAAAGGCTGACAAAGACGCAAGACAAAAAGCGTTTGATGATGACTTAAAACAATTACAAGAAGCTGGTAAATTACAGATTGACCAATTAACGGCAAACTATAATGAAGCTAAAGCAATCTATGGTGAGAACTCCAAAGAAGCAAGAGCAGCACAGGATGCTGTATTTGTAGCACAATCTCAAGCACTTCAAAATGAAAAAGACATATTAAGTCAAAAGAAAGAACTTACAGATGCTGAAGTTTTAAGACTTAAGAACATTGCGATTGAACAACAGAACTTAACAACAACTGTTCAAACTGAAAACCAAAAAAGAATTGAATCTGATGTAGCAACATTCTTAAAGAAACAAGAAGAACAAAAGAAGTCTGATGATGCGGCATTTGCTCAGAAGATGCAAGCAGCTACTAATGATTTTGACGCACAACAAGGGATATTAGACGCCAAGATTGAACAAGATAGATTATACTATGAATCATTACTTGCTCAAGAAAATCTAACGGCAGAACAAAGAAAATTAATACAAGACCAACAGACCGCAAATGTTCAAGCAAATGCGGATGCTCAGATTGCGATTGACCAAAAGAAATTTGAAGCTCAACAAGCATTGTTAAATGCGACAGGAGCGGCAATAACCGCAGTTGCTGACATCATTGGAAAGAATACTGTGGCTGGTAAAGCTTTGGCGGTTGCGGCATCATTAATCAATACATATACGGCTATTGCGGGTCAATTAGCTGCCTTTGCTAAGGTACCTGTTCCTGGTTACGCAATCGTTCAAGCTGTTGCAACAGGATTGATTGGTTTTAAAGCTGTTAAAGATATTATTGCCACACCAGTACCATCAGCAGCAGGAGGTTCAGGTGGAGGAAGTGGAGCGGCACAAGGAGGTGGAGGACCATCAGTTCCAAAACCAAGAGGATTAGCAAGAGGTGGATTCGTATCAGGATATGGTTCAGGAACAAGTGACTCAATCCCCGCATTATTGTCAAATGGTGAATCAGTAATTAATGCTTCATCAACTGCAATGTTTAAACCATTATTATCTACGATTAATTCAATAGGTGGTGGTAGAAGATTTGCTTCGGGTGGTATTGTATCATCTGACTTCAATCAAACTCAAGCAATGACAGATTTGGCTAACTCATTGGGTGGTATGAATAGTTCTGAACCAATCAAAACATACGTAGTTGCAAGAGATATTACAAACCAACAAATGATGGATAGAGCGATTAAATCTCGTTCCACTATTTAATTTTTAACGCTTTAACATAAATTGATATTTAATATAAGATGACTCCTAAAATAATTGAATTAATTATAGAAGACGATGACGACCAAGGCGGTCTTGACGGAATTGCCTTAGTTGAAATGCCAGCGCATGAAGCTGATTTTGAGTATTTCTCAAATACTGAGAAACCAACTCATTATGTCTTATCTGACGATGAAATACCAAAAGTAGTTCAGATGTTTCATGCTTATGGAGAGCCACAAGGTCTATTAGAAAAAGAAGGATGGTTTATCCATTCAATTAGACCAATGAACAAAAAAGAGTTCCAAATTTTAGCAAATCCAAATGCACCATCAGCACAAGATACTGATGAAGTAAGATTTAGATATAAGTACGTTGGTCCTAAAGACGATAAGAATAGAACCTTCTGTGCTGAAATGATGTCAGCGGGTAGAGTATTCAGAATTGAAGATATTCAAGAAATGTCAAACAGAGATGTTAATCCTGTGGGACCTGATGGATATGATATATTTGAGTGGAGAGGTTCATTCAATTGCAGACATAAATGGGTTCAACTTATTTACCGTAGAGATGGTAGAATTATCAATAGTGATAAAGTTGAAAGAGGAATAATTGACGAGGATGGAATGCCAGGTCCTGATACAAGAACAACAGCTACAATCGCTGCTGGTAATACTCCTCCAAGAACAGGATTCTCATCATCAAACCCTGACGTAAGCGCTTTACCAGTATACGTTGATGAAGTAGGTGGTGATTTAGTTAGAAAACCTGTATTAGCATCACTTCCTTTATTTGAAAATAAAGAAGATGCTGAAGCATTAGCTTTAGTGATGGGATGTAAAGGTTCTCATAAACATAGTTACGGTGATAAAATTCTTTATATGCCGTGTGAGAAACATCCAGAACAAATGGCAGGATTAGAAGATGCTTGTTGGGAAGGATATGAACCAATTGGAACTAAAATTGGTGATGATGGTAGAGAAGTACCTAATTGCGTTCCAATTAAAGAAGAAATGAACGATGATGGAACTTATAGGAACGATGAGTTTCTTAGCTTTGATGATTATCCTGCACTTATTCGTAAAAACGCACAAGCGGCTTTAGACTATATTGAGAAGACAGGTAATCCTAAAGGTTGTATGACTCAAGTAGGTAAAGTAAGAGCACAACAATTGGCTCAAGGAAAACCGATATCCTTAGAAACGGTAAAAAGAATGAAAGCCTATATCTCAAGGCATAAGAAAGATTTACAAACAAGCAAGTCATATGACGATGGTTGTGGTAAATTAGCCATGGATGCGTGGGGAGGGTTGGAGGCTTTATCTTGGGTTGAAAGTACTATTAAAAAATATCAAGAAATGTCTGCCGATGACACAACATTTCAAGTGTTCAATAATGAACAAAGATTAGTCGTTGGACCAGCAATGATACCTGATAAGATGATTATCAGAAGAAATGAGATTACTGGTGAAATATATTATGTCTATTTTACTGCTGAGACAATTAAGAAACTACAACAAAAGTTTATGCAAGAAAAGTTATTGGATAAAACCAATATTGAACATGGCAGAAAATTCTTGACTGGTGTGGATGTTGTTGAAAGTTGGATTGTTGATGACCAAAAATTAGATAAACAACAAGTATTCGGAATGGATTATCCTAAAGGAACTTGGATGGTATCAATGAAAGTTAACAACGATGATACTTGGAATAAAGTTAAGGACGGAAAACTTAAAGGGTTCTCAGTTCAAGGATATTTTATGGAGAAAGCTAAGTTTAGTTCAGTATCTAATGAAATATTACAAGAAATAAAACAAATATTAAAAGACGTAAAATGAATTACCAAGAAGCAATCAAAAAAATAAATAAACTGTTGGGATTGTACAAATTTACATCTTACAAAATCGCGGAAACAGGAGAAGAAATCATTTCTGAAGGTGAATTGGCTGTAGGAGAGCCTATTTATGTAATAACAAGTAATGGTCAACTACCTGCTCCCGATGGTGAGTATGAATTGGAGGACACTACCAAAATAAAAATTGAAGACGGAAAAGTCAAAGAATTAAAATACGATATGGAAAACGAATCGCTAAGCTTCACAGAAGCTACAATGAAAGATGGAACTGTTCTAAAATCACCTACATTTGATTTGGGTGAAGATGTATCAGTAGTTGGTACTGACGGTAAAGAAACTCCTGCACCAGACGGAGAGCACGAAATTGCTCTTAAGGATAGTGAAGGAAATGAAGTTACTATCAGAATTATAACTAAAGATGGCAAAATCACTGAAAGAGAAAATGTTGAAGAGTCAAACCCTGAAATGCCTGAGAATGGTGAAGAAATGGGAATGATTCCAGCATTGTCTGATGTAAATGATGTAGCAGACGAATCATTCAAAAAATCTATTATGGAGAAAATTGATACCATGATGGCTAAAATGGAAGAGATGGCTTCTAACTATGAAGACATGAAAGCTAAAGTTGCTAAGTTCTCTAAGGAACCTGCGGGTGAACCTGTTAGACAAGCAAAGAACATGATTAACGAATTTAACGCAGCAAAGGATGATTACATTTCTCAGCTAGTTAATGTAAGAAGAAAGTCTTACACAAAATAAACAAATAAAAAATAAAACAAAAATAAAACAAAAATTATGGCAAACAAAAAATATGACTTTAATTTTAACTTATCTTCTTTGGCTACTTATACAGACCAAGTTGGTGGTGAATTAATCAGAAAAGCTGTTCTTGAAGGTGAAACTGCGAAGATTATCAAAGTTCAACCTGGTGTCGTAGGTTCTCAAGCAATCAACTTGCTTAACTCAAACCTTTACGTTCAAGAGGGTACTTGCGGATGGGATGCATCTGGTACAACTATCTACACTCAAAGAAACATTACTACTTGTCAATACAAGGTAAACGAATCTCTTTGTCCTCGTGACTTAAATGATTACTGGTTAGGACAATTGTTACAACCTGGTGATTACAATGAGACTGTTCCATTTGAAGAGCAAATCTCAATCTTAAAAACTCAACAAATCTCTCAATATTGTGAGAATTTGATTTGGGGAGCTTCTTCAGCTACTACTTGTTTCTCAGGATTCAAACAATTAGTTGCTCAATTAGGAACAGGTACTACTACAGTAACTGGTGGTATTGTTGTTACAGGTCAAACTGCACTTTCATCAACAACTGCATTATCTCAAGTGGATGCTTTGATTGAAAGAATTCCTGATGATGTTGTTAACAGAACTGACTGGGTTGTGTTTATGTCTCACGCTAACTACCGTAAGTACTTAATCAACTACAGAACTGCTAACTACTACCACTATAATCCAGAATCTTCTTACGAAGACTTCAAAACATTCCACCCTGCTACTAACATCTTAGTACACCCTGTTGGAGGTTTGAATGGTTCTAACTTATTAATGTTAGCTCCAGCTGGTTACATGGTATTAGGTGTAAACTTAATGTCAGATGCTGAAACATTGAAAATGTGGTACGCAGTTGACTTTGACGAAGTTAGATTGAGAAGTAACTTCAACTTAGGTGTGCAAATTGCATGGCCTGAGTACGTTATTACTAACGGATTATCATAAACTAAACTTAAACTAAAAAAATAAAATTATGAGTTTTTCATCTTGTTTTACAACTGCAAATATCTGTAAAGGATGTAGAGATGCAGTAGGTGGTATTAAGCAGGTTTACATCGTTGCGGGATGCGTAACTGGTGTTACTGAAAATGCTAACCAAGAAATATTAACAGTAGGCGCTACAGGCGGAACTGTTTATACATACCAAGTAGAGAAAAATACATCTAATTTTGTTGAAAACATCCAAGCGAGTTTAGAAAATGGTACCGTAGTTTATAACCAACAAGTGAACCTAGTGTTCTTGAAGTTGCAACAATCTACGAGAAATCAAATTAAATTACTTGCTCAGAACACGAATATGAAAGTGTTTGTTGAGACAAATGAAGGTAGTATATTCTACTTAGGAGAAGACTTCGGTATGGCTTTATCAAGCGGTACTGCAGAATCTGGAACCGCATTTGCAGATAGAAATGGATACACATTGTTATTAGAAGGCTTTGAAAAAGAGCCTGCTAAGAAACTTGCTGGTTCATTAACATCTACACTTGTAGGTTTATCATTATCAAGCTGTGCTTGTTAATAAAATATAAATTAAGAAGGGGAGCTAGCCTCCCCTTTTTTTAGCCAAATGAGTTTATGAAAAATTTTAGAAAAGGAAAAAGCGATAGTAAAACTTGGGGTGTATTAGGTAAACAAGAAACCTTTTACGCACCTACTCATTTTATGGGCGAAAAAGTTCCATTAAACGCTAATCCTTTAGAGTCTTGGGATTATAAGAAATCTCGTTATAGAAGAATTGATTTAGTTCCAAAGAACGATGGTCAACAATCTGGTACTGTAATTGGACAAATTCCTCCGACACCTTCAGCAACTCCAGTTACACCAACACCCACATCAACTCCTGTAACCCCAACTCCTACACCTACAACCACTACAACAGCAACTGTAACTCCAACTAATACGGGAACCCCAACTCCTACACCTACTCAAACAAGTACATCAACACCGACTCCTACTATAACTCCGACTCAATCAGTTATTTCTTATTCGGTTTATACTGGTTCAACTGCATGTGTTGCTTGTTTATCATCAAGTTCAATTACGTTATATGGTCCAATATCACAAGGCTCACAACTTAATATTAATGAATTTGTTTATCTTGATTCAGCATTTACAATACCAGTTCCAAATGATACATACATTGTTCAATTATCTGATACATTGAGATGGCTTAGAGTATTTGCTGGAACAGCAGGTGAAATTACAAGTAGTGACCCTGACGGATGTCTTGATTGTGTAACTCCTACTCCTACTCAAACAAGTACATCAACGCCGACTCCTACTGTAACACCTACAAATACATCAACATCAACGCCGACTCCTACTGTAACACCTACAAATACATCAACATCAACGCCGACTCCTACTCCAAGTGCAACTCCAGCAATTCCTACAAGTAATTTACAACAATGGTATATTTCAACTGTAGACGCTAGTGTATCTTCTTGGACTAATCAATCGTATTTAGGTAATACATTAGCTAATGGTAATGTATCAACTCAACCATCTTTAGTAACATCATCATTAGGTTCTTATTCAGGACAAGCTGTTGAGTTTACAAGTAATGATGAACTTAATTCTGGTTTTAGTCCAATAACATATTCAGGATTAACAACATTTGCTGTTGTTAAATGGAGAAATGCTAATACTTATAGTGGTTTTTATAATGCCGCCTTTACTCAAACAAGTGATAAATCAGGCGCAAATAATAACTTTAATACAACTTATGTTGGAACCGCATCATTATCTGTTGCAGATTCAAATAGTATTTCTGAATTACCTATGATTTATAGTGTTAGTGGAACACCAGGTCAATTTGAAGCAAGATATGATGCTAAATCATCAAACTTTACTACATCATTTAACACATCAGGAGCAACTCCATCAGCCGCCTCAGCATTCAATATAGCTGTTGGTTCAACAGGAAGTCCTGTAGCAAGTTTAACTGTATTTGAATATATTGTTTATAACAGAAAATTAACTGCTGGTGAATATACACAAGTTATGAACTATCTTAAAACAAAATATAACTATGCAAGCTGGTAATTTTAAGATATTATACTTTGAAGATTTTAGGGAATGTTTTAAAGTCTATGAATTAATAGTTGTTTCAACAGATATTAAATGGGAGTTTCCATTTCAAATAAATGATGGTTATGCTATTCTATACAAATCTAAATTAGATGAGATATTAGATATAGAAAATTATGAGATTAGATGGGTAATTAATAATCCATTTACTCAAATAAAATAACACACAATGAATATTTTATTTATACTAATAGACGATAAACTTGATGCACATTATATCATAAGCGAAGATGTTAATAATTAGAAAAGGAGAAACAAATAATTTGATTGCGACAGTGTCTATGAACAAGACATTGCCGAATCCATATTACCTATTCTCATTTCAACATATCGCCTCAAAAGAGCGTGTTAGTTTTATTCCACAAGTAATTGTGAGTAACACACGATATGATAAGTTCCGTTTTGTGGAAGGTGCAACCAATTTATCGTTAACTCCACCTCAAGCCTTCTTTAACTATATCGGGCAGTATTACTATTCAATCTATGAACAGGTTAGTTCAGGAAATACCGATATTGCTTTGGCATATAATAAATTGGAATCAGGAAGAGCTATCGTAATTGTTGGTGATTCACAAACTGATGAATGTTTATTTGAACCATACATTAGCCCTAATGAAGACGCTTACAGTATTATCTATGTTTCAGAACAAGAAGAATTCTGTATTACAGGTGGAACGCCAACTCCTACAGTAACAATAACATCATCTCCTACACCGACTCCTACAGTGACAATAACATCATCTCCTACACCTACACCTACTCCACTATAAACTATGGATAAAATAAAAACTTTAGATATTTATTAGTAATGAAGAATAATTTACATGTATTAGATTTTAACGCAGCTCAGGTACCACAATACCAAGAAGTAGTTAAAAATAAGCCTTGGGTTTACTATGGTGATGATAACTTATTTCCAAACCACTTAATGGCTTTATATCAGTACAGTTCAATCAATAGAGCTTGTGCAAATGCAGTAATGTATGGTGTTAAAGGAAAGAATTTAATTGTTAAAGAAGGTAACCCTGAAGTATTAACAATGGCAAATAGAGGTGAAACAGTTTATGAAGTTTATGAGAAACTTGTAACTGACCGAGTTCTATTTGGTGGACTAGCAATGAATATCGTTAAATCAAACGATGGTGGAATTGCCGAATTTTATCACACTGACTTTTCAAGATTAAGAGCAGGTAAAGAAGACGAGTTTGGAAATATTGGAAGTTACTTTTATTCAATTGATTGGAGAGGTACAACTATCAATCCAAGCAAATTTAAGCCCGTTGAAATGGAATCATTTAATATGTTACCAAATTCAGCACCATCACAAATATTTTATGACAAAACTTGTTATACACCAGGTATGTCGTATTATCCAGCACCTGATTACCTTGCGGGTCTTACAACAATCCAATTAGATATTGAGATTAAGAACTTCCACTTGAACAATATGCAAAACTCAATGATGCCATCAATGGCGGTATCATTTACAAATGGAGTTCCTGGTGAAGAAGAAATGGATATGATTCAAAGACAACTTGAATCAAAATATGCTTCAACAAATAATGCTGGTAAATTCTTTTTATTCTTTAGTGAGAATCCTGAAACAGCACCAGTAATTACCCCAATTCCAAATAACGCATCTGATGCTTGGTATACATCAATGGCTCCTCAAATTGAGAACAACGTATTAACATCTTGGAGAATTACATCACCAATGATATTGGGTATTAAAACACCAGGTTCATTAGGTGGAAGAAATGAAATACTTGACTCATATCAACTTTTCTTACAGACGGTAATCATACCTATTCAAGAAGAGATTTTAAAGACGTTAGAGAAGGTTTTATTCATTAAGTACAAACAGCCAATAAAACTAGGTATTGAACAAAATCAAATCTTACCTGACGATGTTCAATCCGCAATAGACACAAAAGCAGGAATATAATGTCAGCTCAAATATTACTCATATCAGAAACTAAGCTTAAGGCTTACACAACGTTAAATCAGAACATTGATATGGCTCTATTAACGAGTTGCATATTCATTGCTCAAGAGATTCACCTTCAAGCATTGATTGGAACCAAAGGATATCACTATTATCAGAATTTGGTTAGAGACAATCAATTATCAGGAACAACAATCTCAAGTGCTGATAGAACAATGTTGGATGATTATTTTGCTCCGTATTTAGTTCACGCGGCAGCTTATGAAGCAATGCCTGAAATCTTTGCTCGTAAAATGAACAAAGCAATTACGATTGGTAATACAGAACAAGGTACCTCAATTGATATCAAGGGAATGTCTTACTTAAGAGATATTGAACAATCAAGATATAACTTCTACGCACAACGTATGATGGATTATTTATTGGGTAATCCAAGTGAATATCCCTGGTATTACACATATGGTAATATTAAAGATATGCCACCTCAAAAGACTCAGTACTTTGGTGGTGTATGGTTTACTCCTGGCATGAGAAAACCAGTTAGAAGAGGAAGCATTCCTGCAAACATGCCATTTTATATTGACCCAACACTTGGTGGATGTGTTGACTGCGGATATTAATACTTAATTATGAACAACGAACTTTTACTTATCATATCAAATACTCTAACTGCCGCTGCTGCTTGGTTTGTTGGTCGTAAAAGACAACAGGCTGAAACAGATAACGCTATTCTTGATAATCTATCTAAGAGTATCGGAGTATATCAAATCATCATAGAAGACCTTAAAAAAGAGATTCATGAACTTAACTTAAAAATTGTTAAACTTGAAGAGAAAGTTAATGAGTTAATGGATGAAAATAAAAAACTTAAATTAAAAACAAGACTATAATGCCAATTCCAAAACCCAATTCAGGACAAGACGAAAAAGAATATATCTCAGCATGTATCAGAGAAATAATTGACGAATACGATGCACCAGGTCAAGCTTATGCTGTGTGTAAAGGTACATACGATAAAGAGTCAATGTCAGAAGAGTTTGCTGATTATGCTTGGGATGAATGTATGTTAGACCAAACTGAAAGATATGGTGATGAAGAAACTGCTGCTAAAATCTGTGGTGCAATCAAAGCGGCTAATATGGCTTCAGAAGAGTTTGCTACATTACCAAAAGGTGATTGTATGGAAAAACATAAGTCAGATGGTTATACAGAACAATATGCTGAATGGGCTTGTTCTGGTAGAAAAAAGAATGATGGTCAACAAGGTGGTGTTGTAAGTCAAGTAAGTTCATTTGGTAGAACCAAATTTGAGTTTGAACCAAAACACAAAGAAACAATGAATGAGTTCATGTCTCGTTGCATGAGTGATTCAGTTGTTAGAGAGAGAAAACCTTATCGTCCATCAAGAGCAGGATTCTGTTATTCTGAGTATCAAAATAGATACGTTGCAAACATAGGTAAGAGCTGGAAGTAATTTACCTTCTATTTCTTATTTTAATACCCCTTCCTTGAATTATCTTATCCTTTTGGTATACTTATATTAATATGAGTAGAAACTTAAAAGAAACGAAGATTTGTGATACCTGTAAAGTTGAAAAGACAATTACGTCATTTTCAATTAACGGTAGAGACGGATATCGTAATAGACGATGTAAACATTGTGTTACAATTAATGCGAACAAAGGTGATAAGAAAGTTTGTAGAGCATGTGACATTGAAAAGCCAATTGATGAATTCCCAACCACAAGTGTTAACGGATTAAAAGCCTCAAGATGTAAATTATGTAAAAATAATAACATATTGATTCCAAAAGAAAAAAGGAATGTATTTGGTAAATCACAGTATAGTCCACAAAGATTAGTCAATATTACAAAGCAAGATTACAAAGACACTTATATTTTCCTCAGAGACTCATTAGGATACGATTTAACATCACATCTTTCTATACATGAGCAGTTTTGTCTAAAACACAATTTAACTCCTCATATCCCTTTAAATTCATTTCCCGATTATTATTCAGTTGAAGAATCTTTTTAGTTGAGCTTGACTTTTCCATTTTTAAATACTATTTATTGTCTGTAGTCCCTCATCACATAAAAGGACATTAAGGCATTTACTAACCCTTATGTAGTAAACATGAAGTGATGAGCATGTTGAAACATAGGGGTTTTTTATTTATTATGAAAAAGAAAAAAGAGACAGAATTGAGAAAAGCATTTAACTTTTATAGAAGTTATTACTCAGTCGCAATGGAATTAGATGATGATAATTTTAATTCATTCATGAAAGCATTACTTCAAAAACAATTTGAAGGAATTGAACCTAATCTTACAGGAATGGCTAAGTTTGCCTATATAAGTCAAGAACATGCAATTAATTCACAAGTTGAAGGTTATGAGAATAAAACAGGTAAAAAACTTAATACTACCGAAGGAGGTACTGAAGGGGGTATAGTAGGGGATACTGAAGGAGGTTCGGTACAAGAGAAAGAGAAAGAGAAAGAGAAAGAGAAAGAACTAGTGCAAGTGCAAGAACTAGTGCAAGTGCAAGAACTAGATAAAGAACTAGATTTAGAATTAGAAATAGATAAAATTATAAGAATTAAAAATATTAAATAATGAAAAATTTAGATACAATACCAGAGAGATTCCATATTCTATTTAATTCAGATTGGAATAAAGGAGTTGAATCAGAGATGACTTCAATGAGTAAGAGTGATATGAATAATTTATTTCTTGAATATAATAGATGGAATATTCAACAAGCACTAGCTCCAAAGCTAGTTCAAAAAGAAGAAATTAACATTGGTTTTATAAAGGATTGAAACTTTTTAAAACTTTGATATATTTATATGTATGGGAAAATTAATTACAAAGAAGATACTTGAAGTTAAATTAATGAAAGTTGAAAAATCATTTAGAGATGGTGTTCAACCAAAGTATTATTATAACTTTTTATTGGAAGATATTGAAGACCCAGTAGTTGTTGAAGTCAATAACGTATTAGAACCAGGAATGGTTGGACAGAAATTAAAATATAGACTCAACGAAAACTTTGATGTATTAGAGTTTGATATTATTTAGCCGAGGGGGTTGTAGGGTTTGATTCTAATGTGCTCTATATTAAATTACCTTTCTTTTTTTTTACCTACACCCCCTCTTTTTAATCTATGGAACAAGAAATAAGCCCTTTGTTAGAGTCAGTTGTTCAGGATAATCCAACTTATCCTTTTCCAATAGAAACCATTAGGTATGAGTTATTAGAATTACTCACCAATCAATTAGAATTACAATACTTTGTAATCCAAGCAAATAAAAAACTCAAACGAGACCATCACAAAGTATTTGCAAACATCTTTTTAACCACCATTCAATTAGTTTTTGAGACAGATAAAGGAGAGATTGAGGATTTACCTTATGACCTTTATCAAAGTCGTATAGAACGTCTTACATCAGTTCTTGAGAATATGAAAATTACAAGAGTAGAGAAGAACTCCCCTGATGGAGAAATGTTATCTGCAATGAAATAATTTTTTTTGTTGCTCTTGATACTTTTGTTGCCTTTGATTATATTTATATATATAAAAGAAAAGAACATGGCAACATTAAGAATAAGCGGGGACACACTCGTAACAACAGATTGGGATATTGAAAGCATCCTCAAAGTAGAATCAAAAGAAGATTCAATCACAAGAATTATAGACCAAGAATGGTTTGAAAGAACTTCATCATGTGGATTAACCTATGGTGAGATAAAACAATTAGAACAATTTAACTAAAAAAAAAAGAACATGGCACAGGACACACAAAAAACGATTGTAACTCAATCACAACTCAAGTTCGTTCAGGACTACTCAAGACAATTAAATGTTAATCTTACATTAAAAGAAACCGTTGGGATTTGTAATGTATTAGTTGATTATTGTTTAAATGGTTATTCAAAAGAAATCGGAGAAAGATTGGACTCCATTGATAAATTTATCAAGTCAAAATTTGAAGAATAATGGAAGAATGGAGACCAATACCTTATTTCCCCAACTATGAATGTTCCAACACAGGATTAATCAGAAGAGCACTCAATCAAAGAGTTTTAAAGCTCGGAATAATGGAAACGGCAAGAGATTATCTTGTTATTTCAATATATTACAATAAGAAGAAGTATACAAAGAATATAGGAAGATTAATATATGATTCCTTCAATGAATGTGAGTGTAAGCAAACGATTGACCACATAGACAGAAACCCAAAGAATAATCATATTTCTAACTTAAGATGTGTTAGTCATAAGGATAATTCAAAGAACCGTGATAATTATCATAGTACAACAAATAAATATAATTTAACCAATGATGATAAAAAAAATATCATCAGTAAATTAAAATCAGGTAAATTAACTACATGGGGTGTTATGAAACAATATGGTATCCCAACAAACTATATACACATGATTTTAAAACGTGGTTCATGGGATAAGTTCTTAGATGGAGAGTAAAGAATATAATGAGTTAAGAAAGATTGCAAATAAGATTTGTAAGAATGATGAGAATACTAGTGACTTGCTTCACGATGTATTAATCCAATTAAAATCTAATAAGGTATATAATGCTTTGGATGAAAAGTCCAAAGTATTTTTTTTTGTAAGAGCAATCACCAATCAGTATTATTCAAACAACTCATCATATCATAAAACATATAGAAAATATGTGTTCCAAGAGATTCCAATTAACTATGAACGTAAAGACCAAGAGTATAACGAATTACCCACATTAGATTGGATTACAGAGACTTTAGATAATGAGTTGAAGTCCAACCCTACTTTTTGGTATAATCACGGGATATACACATTATATTTGGAACACAAGAAGTTAGAACAACTACACAGATTAACAAAGATACCAAAGTACTCGTTAAGAATAACATTAAAAGAAATGAAGGAATGGTTAAACTATAAATGGAATAAATATAAAAATCATGAAAAATAAAGTAGAAGATACCAGTAAGGTACAAGAAGAATTGGAGTTTGTTCCAATTGACACACCACCATGTAGCACATGTAAAAACAAAAAAGAACAGAATGTTAAATTCCAAAACTGGACGAAAGAAGAGTTAGATTTAGCAATGACCCTAATTGATAAACAGAATATAACCAAAGAACAACAACAATGGTTAGTTAATTTAAATAATAGGGTATTAAATGACAATAAAAGGTTGAGTTGTGGTAAATGTTTTACCCAAGTATTAAGAAACCTTAGGAACGCCTATATAAGATTATATGGGGTTTAGTTTTTAATTTAAAATAAATAATGGGGGATTAGATTGAACATTTTCTAATTACCCCATATTTATTTTTACATTGATGTCATTAGATTTAATAATAATAAAATAAAATCATAAAAAAGTAATGGGTAAGTCAAAACTAAGGGGCGGAGCGAAAGCTCACAAAAAACGTGTCCAAAAGAGAAACAACAACATAAAACAACAAGAACGAGAGATTGAAAGAATAAGAAAACAAATCTTTTTAGAAGCAAAGGCTCGTTACGAAGCTGAGCAATCAGGTAAAACAGAAGACAACACATGGAACATTTCATAGCAGATGATGACCTTCCAATAGAACCACCAAGAAAGAAACCTGGTAGACCAGTTGGAAGTCATAAGAAAAGAATGAATGATGCAGAACGTAAAGCATTCATCAACGAATCAATTAAGGTCGTATTAGACGGACATCTATCTTATACAGACTACGTTGATTTTTGTAAGACAAGAGAATTATCAGCACCTCAAGCAAATGAGTATTGGTTAAAGATATGGGCTGTAATCAAGAAGAAGTTTGAATTGGAGAAAGACAAACTAATCCTTAAACATCTTCAAAAGTATTGGGATGTATATGAACAAGCAAAGAACAATGGAGATATGGGGAATGCAAGACAAACCCTTAATGACATTGCAAAATTACAAGGACTAGCTGAACCAGATAAAGTTCATGTAACTGGTACATCAATAAAATTAAACTTTGGAGAGATAAATGATTAAAACAATATCAGTTCAAGGATTTACCCCACACAAAAAACAACAGGAGATTATCAATGCCTGTTTGGATGAGAATGTCAAGTACATTATTGCTAACTGTGGTAGACAGGTGGGTAAGTCTTTTCTTGGTATTAACATTATATTGAAATGGTTATTGGAAGATAACGGTGCAATCGGAATGTGGGTAGCACCAATCTTTGCTCAATCCAAAAAAGTATTCCAAGAATTAGCATTATCATTAGCTAGTTCAGGTCTTACAAAGTCAGTTAACAAATCAGACTTAACAATCACATTCATCAATGGGTCTATAATGTACTTTAGGTCAGCTGAGAGAGAAGATAACCTACGTGGTAATACATTGACATACCTTGTGGTAGATGAGGCGGCATACATCAAGAATAACGTATGGAGTGAAGTATTAAGAGCAACCATCTTGGTTAAGGGTAAGAAGGTATTATTCTTATCCACACCCAAAGGAAGGAACTGGTTCTATGAAATGGCAATAAGAGGTGATAACGAAGATTACCCACAATACAAAACAATTAAAGCATCATCATTTGATTCCCCATACATTAGTGAAGAAGAATTGATTGATGCAAAGAACTCATTACCTGATGGAATATATCGTCAAGAGATATTAGCTGAGTTCTTGGATGATGGTGGGGAAGTATTCTCATCATTGGAATTAACCAGTGTCTTAAGTTCATATCCCCCATTTGTATCAGGTGAGAAGTATTATGCAGGATTGGACGTTGGTAGAGCAAATGACTACACGGTATTAACCATTCTAAATTCAAATGGTGATGTCGTTAACATATATAGACAAAGACAAAACTCGTGGAACATCATTGTTTCAGAAGTGGTTAAAGTATTAAGAACTTATAATGCCAGATGTATCATTGAGATTAACGGAGTTGGTGACCCTGTATATGAACAGGTTAAAAAACAATATTCCAATGTGGAACCATTTGTTACAACAAACGACTCAAAACAAAATATCATTGAAGATTTAATTATGACCATGAATGAGGATAAGATTAAGTTACCCTCTAAAGAACTAAATCCTGACCTCTACAAGGAGTTAAGTGTTTTTACATATGAATACTCACCCAAGACAAGAAGAGTTAAATACGGAGCTCCTAATGGGTTCCATGATGATATGGTTATGAGTCTAGCAATGGCGAATGAATGTTTGAAAAAGAAAATTAACTACGGGAAGTATGTGGTTAGATAATGTGTATAAAAAAATTAAAAAAGATATTTTAAAGTAGTATGGAAAAACAATACGTTAAATACAAAGGGAAGAACTACCTAATCAATGAACCAACAATTGAAGACTGGTCAAAGATAATGATTCTTCAAGAATGGAGTGATGAAAGAGAGTTCTCAACCATATTGTTATCACAGATAACAGGACTATCACAAGAAGAGATTGAGAATGCTGATTACCAAGAAATACTTGATGCAGCACAAACCATTTCACAATACTTCTTAGTTGATAGTTCAGAGTTTAAAAATGAGTTTGAGTTTAATGGTAAGAAATATAGATTCTTAGATTTACCAAACTTAAAGTTCGGGGAGTTCATTGACATAGATGGATTCTTAACCAAGCCAGTTATTGAGAAGAAGAAAGAGATGAACTTGTTAATGGCAATGTTATATCGTGAGGTTGATGAGAATGGGAACTATCTACCATACGATTCAAGTAAAGTTCAACTAAGGTCAGAAGAGTTTAAAAAACTACCTGTCAAATATGTGAACGGAGCTTCAAGTTTTTTTTTGCGTTTAGGAAAAATATCACAAGGAAATATGACGCTCTCTTTTTGGAACAAAGTGAAGATGATGACGAGGATGATTTATCTCTCCGTGAAATTTCTTCTTTTAATAAGTTTTGGGGTTGGTTTGGCACTATTGTCACGCTTGCCAATGAAGATATCACAAAGATGGACGAAATTACGCAATACCCGTTAATATTTGTATTAAACTATTTATCATATACAAAGGATTTAAACGACATAAGAGCGAGAGAGATTCAAAAACAAAAAATGAAATATAAAGTATAAAGTATGGCAAACGCAGTAGGATATTACAATTTTAAAAAGATAGTTGATTTATTAAAACAACTACAAACATACCACGAACAACTTCAAGGTTGGGGTATTGGTGATGTTAATCAATTAATCTATTACACAGAGGAAAGATTAAAAGTTGACAATACCGAACAAAACTATGCCCCATACTATCCATTGATGTGGGTTATGCCAGAAGAATCAACTACTGATGGTAGAGAAACCGTATATACATTTAACATTATGATTATGGACATTCTTAATGTTAAGAACTTTGAGAATGAGACTGATGTTTGGAGTGATACATTGGATATTCTTAAAGACGTTATTGCTCAATTAAAATATGCTACAGGAATGGAATGTTATTGTAACTTGGATATTGATTACCCAATTCAAATGTTGCCATTCAGTGAGTCCTTTGATGACTATGTGTCAGGTTGG